ATCCATTCCTGTGCCTCAATCAATGAAATCTGATTATCTGCAAAGTCTCTCGGCTCTGTATAACTGACAGTGTAGTTGCGCTGCCTGGCAAACTCTTCAACATATTGTCTCAGTCCAACATACAATGTACGTGACATGGGGTTATACAGTCGGATCTTACCATCCCACATCTTACTTTTGAACATGGGCATGTGCTTTGCACCAGGAACAGAAAACGTAAAGTATTCACTAAGTTCAAATGCTAGTCCAGGCTCACAATGAACCTTCATGTGAACATCATCTACCTTTTCTATAACTAAATTTTCTTCCATTTTTAAAAGCCACTGCCATCATTGTTAACCACCATCCTCTGTATAGGCAAATCAACTGTAGAAGTAAAGAAATCAAAAAAGACAACGAGAGTTAGTCTAGAAGAATCTTCCCCTTCCCCAAAAAAATTATGGGCAGCATGCCAATGAAAGCTGTCAAATAAAAACATCCTGTTGAATAAACCTTTGACATTTAGATTCTCTTCAAAAAAACTATTATTAATCTCACAGCTTTCAGGAGCAGATCCAAAATTTTTTATGCTGGTTCGTTTATCATTATTTAAATTAACAATCACATTAGAATTCATTAAAGGATCTTTAATAGAATACAAAGATGTGCCTTGATTGCCTTCTGGAGAAAGGTAAAATATAGCAGTCATTGCTCTGGGTATATCAGAATGAACCCAACCCGAACCGTAATTCTTATCAACTAATTGAAAGTAACCTTCTGCTTGATAATTATAACTCCCCCCTCTATGATAGAACAATGAAGATATTTTAGTAATTGTTCTATAAAAAAAATCAGGATGCGAGTCACAAAGGTTTACGGTCCTTTTCCCTGGCCATTCATAGTTGATATCATTGTAATATTTTTGTTCAAGGGCCAATCGGCGAACAACATAAGGATCATCAAAAAAACCATCAACAATTGTATGTGGGAAGTATACACTTCTTTTCATAGTGAACCACTGGTAAATCTATTCCAATCGATTGCGTTCTTAATTAAAAAGCCTCTATTAATAACAGTCTTAATAATTGATTCGAGCAAAGCGATCTTCTCTTTTTGAAATTCGATTTTGTTTGTTATGTTACCAAGATCTTGGTCGCCTTCCATGTAGATGGAAAGGTCGGTCTTTAGAACCTTCAATGCAAAAGGTTCCCAACCATTAGACTTTAGTTCACCTTCATCCAAAATCCCCATATAATATTCATACTTCAATTTGTACATCTGCTTATACTCTTGTTCAAACTTCTTCAAAAGCAAACGCTCTTGTGTAAAGATCTTAAAGTACTTGTGATGTAGTTCTGGGATGCGCAGACTTTCTGTTGCAAGATCAGCTGAATTGATCTTGCTATCCTGGCCCCAATTCGTTTCAATATCCTCTAGCTTCATAATTCCCTCGCAATTGCGGGGAGTATACAACATAATTGTTTAAATTACAACTAGGCTATTGTGAATCTTCTGTAAGCAAACGTAGCTGTTGCAGTGACATACTCCACATCAGACAGTGTTGAATCAAATGTAATGTCGGAAAGGTTAACAGGAAACGCGTCGGTAAAGTTAATCATCTTATTACCACGCATCCCATTTGTAAGAATTGCCAATGACAAATCAGAGTAAACCCCATTACCAGACATTGCTGGAGCAGTGTATATGTAAGCTCCGTCTGTAAAATTATCTGGGTGACCCATTGCAATCAGCCAATTGAAGATCTCTGTATAGTTCTCCATATCCTCATCGACCTTGAACGTAACGTCAAGCTGACCGAAAGTTAGCTTATCACCTGGGAATGGAATCTTGGTAAACGGAGTACCAACTTCAACCGTTCCAATTGAAACTGTTGGCAAGTTGACAGACTGAACAAAGTAGTTCAGGTGTGGTGTTTTCTTAATCTGAAACTTGAAACCAAGCGGAGAAAGAAAGTTAATATTTGTTGGTTGGTTGTCTAATGCACTCATGAATGTATTTATCCAGACAAAAAAAGGGAGCCGAAGCTCCCTTTTAATACCGTTCTTTTTATTATTATTGTACGGTTTACAATATGTTAGAAACAATAACTCTACGATAGTAGACGTTAGAGTCAACTTCAATAAGAGCACTAGCATTAGCTGCTGTGATACCCTTAGCGAATGGGTTAGGAGCCATTCCGTAACGAGTCTTAAATCCAATTTTTGGTTGGAAGTTAGCTTGATCAACTGCGCGAACCATTTGCAATGGAACGTATGGGCAGTAGAACAGACCGGCGTCGAAAGGATTAGAACCTTTGTAACCAATTGTCATGTAGTTGTTTGTGACATATGGATCGATGTAAACACGCATACGACCATTCAACACACCAGCAAATGTATTGCCAGTGTCATCCACTTGCAAGTTGTTGCTGTTCAACGCAGGAGCGTAATCCAACACACCAGCCATTTGCAATGCAGAAGCTACGTCTGAAGAGCAGATGAGGATGTTACCTTTGCCACGACGTGTGTCTTTGGCAATTTGGTTAGCTTCGCGTTCGATTTGGAACATCAAGCCTTTGAACTTCTCAACCATCCAACGACCGTTAGAGTCAGTGTCAAGATCGAACACGCCAGCAGTTGTCGTGCCAGTGTTAGCACCGCGAACGGCAGTAACGTTAACTGTACGAATAACTTCGCGGTTGATCTCAGCCAAGATCTCTGTAGTCAAGATGTTTGACAATTCTGTTTCAGCATCCAAACCATGGATAGCTTTCAAGTCTTGTGCAAGTTCCATTGTGTATTCAGCTTTCAAAGCACGTGACTTAGCTGTCACAGTTACTTTGTCAATCGTGAATGCCATTTCTGGGAATGCATTACCGCCGCTGTCGCCCAAGGCTTCAGCAGTAGCTGTGGACATACCTTCAGCGAAGTTGTATCCGTTAGCTGGCAAGTTCAATGTGTTGCTAGAAGCACCACCAACTGCAGTACCAGTGTGAGCATTACCCAACTGAGCACCACCACCTTTAACGGTAGAGAAAGCAGTGTTAACTTCGTTGTAGAAGTTCTCTGTACCAACAGCAGTGCTGTTAGCATATTTGCTACGCATAGCAAAGATCAAGCCTGTTGGGCCTGTCATTGGCTGAACGCCGCAGATGTCATAAGCGACAAGGTTAGGCATTGCACGACGAACCAAGCTAATCAAAACTGGATCGAAGTTGGCAACGTTTGTTACAGCGTTGATTGGAGATTCTGTCAAGAATCCGCCCTGTGCGCCAGATTCGCGAAGAGCACGTTCTGTGTTCTCGAGAATGGTAGCGGTCACATTACGCTTGTGGGAGTCTTTGATCGAAGGTAAGTCTTCGTGATCAAGAACTGGGCCCCACTTAGATTGTAGTTCTTCAGTTACATACATTTTAGTTTTCCCCTTTAAATTTTCAGGTTAAGTTGATTTATTTATAAATCTTATTTCTTAAGAGTTCTAGACAACGCTGAGACGTATGCATTAACTGCTTTATCCCCTGTCTTAGGACTTGCCGTAGTTTCCTCGTTCAATGCTAGAGCTTCATCTTCCGCTTCTTCGTTCAATTGCTTGGACGAAGTTGTTGAAGGGAAGTAGTTCTCTTTAACAAGTTCCAATTTCTTTTTAAAGTTTTCAGAATTGTCAAAGTCGACACCTTCGGCTAAAGCTGCTAGCTTCTCTACTTGAGTCGCAGCAAGGCCTTCCGATACATCTGCAAGGATTCTTTCACGAACGCTTTCGTCCACTTGGCCTCTAAGTTCCATGTTCTCGTTGATAGCGCTGTTGAGCTTGTCTTCGAGTTCTTGAACTTTTTCTGCCATCTGGCCTAACACGTCCACCTTATCTTCTGGAATCTCGATGTAATGTTCTGTGAACAAACCTTTGAGTCCATTGATAAAATCTTCTGTGATCTCAGATTTCAGTGCGGATTCAATCGCAACGCGATTCTCTTCCATCCACTGTTCTGCAGCATACGTAGTATACTGGTCTAGTTTCTCAACCAAGTCTGCTTGTAACTCTTCTTTAGCCTGAACTAACAGGGTATCAAATTGCTCTTCCAACTTAGTCTTCTCTTCTTGAAGCTGTGCTTGCACAGCAGCTTCGAAAATTGTTGATGCTTTTGTACGGAAATCTTCTGAGAGATCTTCGTTATTGAAAATAGCATCGATGTGTTCTTTCATGGAACCAGAAGCTGCGCTAGGCTTAGCCTTGATCGTAGCTTTGTTACCACCAGATGCATCACCTGTAGGCTTAGCATTGTTTTCTGTGCTTGTGTCTTCGATAGGTGTGCCATCAGGGTTCTGACCCTTGCTAGCAGACTCGCTATTACGCTTGTCGCCCTTACGAGCAGGAGCTTGACCACCGTCTGGATCAACACCATGTGCTGTACCAGTAGCGCCACCACCCACTTCAACTTTCTCTTGGATTGTCTGTTCGGATAGCACTGACTTAACAATGTCTCCGAATGATTTTCCTTTAGC